GTTCAAACTGTAACTGGTGGTACTGCAAGAGGTACTGTTGTTTCTTGGACACTTGACAGTGGTTCTACTACCGCTGGTGTTCTCAAGTACATCCAAACCTCTGATGCACACACTGATCAGGGTGTTGTAAGAGCATTCGAGAGCAATGGTGCTAACGCAATTACTGGTGAGGCATCTGCTGCATCTGGTAACGTTGACACTGGTTACGCTTCTGCACTTCTAGGTTCTACCTTCGCTGCAGGTCTTGCTAATCCAGAGATCGAGAACAACTCGGGTAATGTAATCTACATCGAGAACCGTCGTCTCATCACCCGTGCTCCTGACCAGATCGAAGATATCAAACTAGTAATCGAGTTCTGATTTCTTTTTTACTCCGCTAAATACTAGGGACAAGATGCTAGTATTTGGCGGAGTACAATGCCACAAAAGACTAACCTTAATGTAAATCCTTATTACGAGGACTTCGACGCGAACAAGAATTTTTATAAGATTCTATTCCGTCCTGGTTACTCGATTCAAGGTAGAGAATTAACCCAGGTTCAATCGATTCTTCAGAATCAGATTGAATCTTTTGGTAAGTACGCATTTAAACAAGGGGAATTGGTCATCCCTGGTGAAGTGGGACTAAACACAAAATTAGATTATGTAAAATTGTCTTCTGTATCCGAAGTAGCAGTAGGTGAAGGCAATGACATTGTATATAAAAAGTATGATATTACACAGTTAGTTGGACAGCAGCTGAATGGTCTGACATCTGGTGTAACAGCAACAGTTCTAGCAGCAAGACTTGCAACTGACTCTAGTGCTGATACTGTTTATGTAAATTATATCAACAGTGGTAACTCTAACACAGAAGAAACTTTTAGGCAAGGCGAAACCCTAGAGGTTGTTGATGGTGTCAACACACCACTTCTAGTTGTCGGTACAGACGGTAGTGTTCTACCAACTAGCATCCAAGTCACAAATCCCGACACACAAGAAGTAACATCCATTGACAGTCCTGCAATGGGTTATGGTTCTGCTGTAAAAGTACAAGAAGGCATTTATTTTGTCAATGGTTACTTTGTTCGTAATGACGAGCAACTCCTTATTATCGACGAATATTACAACAAACCTTCTGCAAAAGTTGGATTTACAATCAAAGAGTCTATTGTAACTCCAGAAGAAGATGCATCTCTGTATGACAATGCAATTGGTTCTTCTAACTACACTGCTCCTGGTGGTCATAGACTGAAGATTAGTCTAGAACTAAAAGAATTTGCATTGAATGCAATTACAGATAAGAACTTTATTCAGTTACTTACTGTATCCAGAGGTCAAATTCAAAGAAAGATCCAAGGAACAGACTTCAGTGTTCTTGAGCAAACTTTAGCACGTAGAACATTTGATGAAAGTGGAGACTACGTTGTAGACAACTTTGCTGTAGATATTAGAGAGTATGCTCAGAAAGATGGCAACCGTGGTATCTATGCTGCAGATGAATTCGGTCTGTATAACAATTTAAGTTCTACTGATGCTTCTAGGAAGATGGTTGCAACCATTGGTCCTGGTAAAGCATATGTCAAGGGATATGAAATTGTCAACAAAGAAACTAAGTATCTTGATATCAGTAAAGCAAGAGAAAGTCTTTCTTCAGACAACGTAACTCTGAAAACAAAAGGTCTGCCAACTTACAGCATTACAAACGTATTCGGTAGTGTTCCTCTGAACAAGGAAGGATCCGAACTTACAGCATATCCAGATCTATTCTTCTATGCATCTTTCAACGATGGATCTATTGGTCTAAATGATACAGAACTTCCAAGTGACCACAGACAAACTATCAACAGAAGAGGCGAAGTATTCAGTGTAGATGATGGTATCAAGTCTATCACTTTGCAAATTACAAATACTGTAACTCTTATTGGTGCAGTAACTGACGCAACTTTTGATTCTCAATTCTCTGAACTATTCTTTATTAAGACTAGAAGTGACGTTGGAACACCTACTGCTATTGCAAGTTTCAAATCTCTGTCATTTGCTACGACTAATAAACCACTAATCAATCCATCAGAATCTGTGCAGTTCTTAGAACTCACTGTCTCTGGTAGAAAAGATGAACTAGAACAACTCTTACTAGAGTATGATGATTCTGATTCTGAATATAAGAGAAAAATCTTCTTGACCGAGGCAGATGCTTCTAACAATACAAATGAATTTGGTTTCATTGTAGATTACAGTGATACTATTACTCCTGTCATCGGTAAAGCAAAACCAAGCAACTTTGTACTACAGAAAGCAGGATCTGGATTCAACGAAGATTCTGACATCATTCTTTCCAAAGGTCGTTTGGCAAATGGTGATGCTACTTACAATTCCATCTTTGGATTGTCTTACTTTGATCCATCTTTCTTTACAAAGGTTCAACTAGATGCTGTTCCTAGTGGATCTGGTGCATTCCAAGCAGGTAAGTATGTGTTTGGATTAGAAAGCAATGCATATGGTGTTGTAGAAGGATCTGATACTGGTGTCTATTCTATTGGACAACTTTTATATCTGAAAACTCTTTCTGGAAGATTCCTTTCTGGAGAAACAATTAGAGATGAAGATGGAAACACTGCCAGAATTGCCAAAGACAATACTATTTCCCACTTCGTTGTACAAAACAGAGGATTGGGTTATGCAGACGGTGTGACTCTTCTGATCAATGGTCTCGAATTTGATTCTTCTAAGATTGCAATTTCTAAGACTAATGATGGTAAGATATTCAAAGCAATTATTGCAGATAGAAACGCAGTATCTCTAGAGTATGCACAACCACCTGCTGTAACTGTCAAAAATCCAGATGCTGCTGGTGCTCCAAACTCTGCTGCAGCAGTTGTCCCTGTTCTATTCAGAAACAGTGTAACAACTTACACACCACAGAACGTCAAGTCTCTTGGTTGCAGTTATGGTTCTGGTAACTCCAACAACTTCAGTGCTGATGTTGTTGTAGATAGTCAGACTTATTCTGAAATTAAATCCGTTACTGACTTTACCTTCTTCGGATCTCAAGGATCTAACTTCATTGAATCTACAAGTTTCAGTGCAGATGCATCCACTCTTCTACAGCAAGGAGATCTGGTACAGTTCTCTGATGATAACAATAATCTAGTAAGAGCAATTGTTCAGTATGCAACTGAGCAAGATGGACCATTCAAAACTAGAGTTTATTTTGATACCGCTCTACCAGGACCAGTAACTAATACTAGCATCGTTCGTTTGCGTCCTAGAGTTGCCAATACTAACAGTGGCACACTAATCTTCCCAACTGGAAGCAAGCAAGTATCTCAACTAGCATATAGTGACGAAGAAAGCAAAATCAAATACTACTTCCGTAGAGATTTTGTTACTACTGCTTCTGGTGATCCTAACGCAATTACATTCAAAGCACAACTTCCATTCGGAACACAGAGATTTGCTGCATACACCAAAGAGAACTTTATGATTACAGTTCTCGATCCTGGTGATGCACCTAATATTGCGATTGGTGATATTCTGTATGTTGATGCCGATCAAGTAGACATTACTTCTAAGACAGATACAAGCAGTGGTCTAACTTCTGGAAGTATCAGTCTACAACTTCCACCAACTTATTTTGGTACAATTCCTTCCAACGGAACCTATCCTAAACTAAAACTCACAGCAACTGTTGAGGTTAGCAATGCTAAACCAAGGTTGAAGACAGCAATTAGAAACAAGAGAATCACAGTTGCTTCTGCTGGTGATCGTATAGTTCCATTCAGAGGATCTGACTATGATACCAAAGCAGTTGAGACTATCTCTTATTCTGATGCTTTCAAATTGAGATATGTATATGAGGGAACTTCTTCTCAACCACCTGAACTTGATAGCGCAGGCAATCTAATTTCTGGTACAGATGTAACTAACAAGTTTACGTTTGATAATGGTCAAAGAGACACTGTTTATGATGTTTCTAGACTTGTTCTAAAACCAGGATTTGAACCTACTAGTGGTCAGTTAGTAATCGCTTTTGATTATTTTGTACATTCTCAAGGAGATTTCTGCACCATTGATAGTTACTTGCATGAAGCAGGTGTTCCCGAAGATGAGATTCCTACATTCAATTCTTCTGTTCATAAAGTAGTAGAACTCAAGAATGTACTAGACTTTAGACCTAAGGTAGATTCCAATACTATTATTTCTGGTTTCCAGAACAACACAAGTCTTGCGTCAGTATCTGGTTCGTTTGCTGGTTCTGGTGCTGTTGTTTCTAGCACTCCTGCTCCAGATAATAATATTGAATACACTTTCTCCTTCAGTCAAGTACAATATCTAGATCGTATTGATGGTATTTTCCTAGACAAGAAAGGTAACTTTGTAGTCAAAGAAGGTAACTCTTCTCTCAATCCAACCAAACCAGATCCTATTGAGGATGCAGTTCCTCTCTTCTATGCATACATTCCTGCATTCACAAAAGATAGTAAGGATGTAAGAATTACCCCCGTTGACAATAGACGCTACACGATGCGTGATATTGGTAAGTTGGAGAAGCGCATTGAGCGTCTCGAATACTATACCACACTAAGCATCCTGGAGCAACAAGCTCTCAATATGCAAGTCAAAGATGAAATTGGACTTGACAGATTCAAGTCTGGATTCTTTGTCGATAATTTTGAGGCACATAGAGTTGGCAACCTGAATTCTCTGGACTACAGATGTTCTATCGACAGCAGACAGTCTACACTAAGACCACAGTCTAAAGAAGATTCTATTGATCTTGTAGAAGTTAATACTAGAAATGATCAAAGATCTGTTTCTGGATACACCAGATCTGGCAATATTGTTACTTTGCCATATGGAAGTCTAGAACTACTAGGAAATGATTTTGCTTCCAAGACTCTAAATCCAAATCCATTTGTTGTTCTACAGTATGTTGGTGATGGTGAGGTTTCTCCATCTATCGATCAGTGGTATGATGATTCACAAGAACCATTAGTTGTAGATACAAACACCAATCTATATACAATTTTCCTTGCAAAAGAAAATGTAAAAGAGAGTCTATCAAGTCTCCACAACTCTTTCGTTGTAAACTGGGTAGGAACTTCACCTGCATTTACTTCTATCAATTCTCTTGGCGAACTGAATACTCAAGATGCAATTTCTTCTGTTGCTAGTGCATCTGTTGGAAGTTCTTCTAACATCAGTCCACAAAACAATGATATCGGAAAAGGCGTTCAATCCAAGAGTGTTGGCGAAACTCAAGTATCTACTGCTCTAGCATTCTTTGCTAGAAGCAAACCAGTCAAGTTTGTCATTCGTAGACTAAAACCAAACACTAAGATCAATGTATTCCTTGAAGGTAGAAATATTAATCGTTGGGTCAACCCCGACCTAAGATTTAGTGGTATTGCTGGTAACTCTCTGTCTGCTTTCAATGGCACAGTAACCACTGATGAATACGGCAACGCTAGTGGTCTGATTGTTCTACCTGCTGGTCACCCACCACTTCAAAACGCAACATGGGGTGGAGATGTTGATACTGTAGCATATGACACTAATGCTGAAGAAGTAAACTTTACTGCTGGTGAACTAACATTCAGATTTACATCTAGTGCTACAAACGAGAGCAAAGAAACTGTTGATACTTATGCAGAAGTAAAATACTATGCTTCTGGAACTCTACCACAGAATCCTTCCAGCATTGTATCCACAAAACCATCCTACTTCAAAGCGAACGAGGGTGTACAACTTATCGAGAGCAATACTGATAATCCAGTAAGACCAAATCCTCTCGCTCAGACTTTCAAAGTTGAGAATCTAGATGGTGGTTGTTTTGTTACTGGTGTTGACCTCTACTTCAATAAGAAGAGCACCAACATTCCAGTCAAGACATACATCACCAATGTAGATGCAGAGAAACCAGGCAAGAATATTGTCCCTGGAACAGAAAAGGTACTATCTCCAAATACATTCCTCAAGTGTACTGCTAGTGGAAACATGTCAGTATATAAGGGAGAGAACGTAACTGGTGCTTCTTCTGCTGCTTCTGGTCCTATTCTCCAGATCTTTGATAAGAACAATGTAGAACTAGTTGCTACTGCATCTGGTAGATACAGTCTCACCAATGAGCAAGTCTATACTGTAGTCTTGAGCAACCACAATGGCAGATCTTTCTCTGCAAACGAAGACCTGATCATCCCATCCGTAACACTATCGAATGCTACTGATGGAACAGACTTTGTTCTAAGCATTGCTAAGGACAGTGGAAAACTATCTGGAATCAGAGTTACTGATCCTGGTGCTAACTATGATAGTGCTGTTCTCACACTAGAGAGTCCACAACTTCCTGGCGGTTCTACTGCTACAGCATCTATTAATGTTTCTGGTGGTAAAATCTATAACGTAGAAGTTTCTCTACCTGGATTTGGATATACCGAAGCACCTTCTGTTGTTATCAGAGGTGTTGGTAACGGTGCTGGTGGATGTGAAGTTGAGACTTTCATCGAAATTGACACCCCTGCAGTAAGAATGGGTGTTGCTGTTGATAGAGACGGTGTTACCGAATCCACAACTCCAACACACTTTGGATATGAGTATCCAGTATATCTACAGAATGATACTGAGTATGCACTCGTAGTTGAAACTGATTCTGTTGATTATGAGATGTGGGTATCTAGACTAGGTGAGACTGACATTGCTACAAGCACTGTTATCACCACCCAACCAGCACTGGGTTCTGTATACAGATCTCAGAACACTGAAAGTTGGACAGAAGATATCTTCGAGGATCTCAAGTTCACCATGTATCGTGCAGAGTTTGCTATTGAGCGTCCTGCAGAATTGGTACTAAGAAATGCTTCTCTTGGATATGAACTATTGGATGAAAATCCATTCGAGACAAATGCAAGTTCTGATAGCAATTCTACATCCCTGCTATTCAAGAACAACAATGCTATCGTCAAAGTATCTCACAGAGATAACGGATTTGAAACTGGTGGAGATTCATATGTATTCTACAGAACTGCAAAGACAGTTGGTGGAATTACTGCTTCTACACTAAACAACGGATTGTTCCAAGTTTCCAACTCTGGTGTCGATCACTACACTATCAATACTGTAGCAAAAGCAGCTGCTAACTCAGTTGGTGGTGGAGATATGGTTTATGCTTCCCATAATAGAAAGTATGAAACTCTATATCCACAGGTTCACTATCTGTCGTTTACTGGAACAACCCTAAACACAGAAGTCAAAACAACCAATGTTGTTCCTGTAGATAGTTCCACTACTAACTATACTTCGTACTCCCAGAGTGAGTACGAGAAAACATTCTTGAATGAATCTCATTACTTTACAAATCAGAAATTTATTGCATCTGATATCAACGAAACTCTGAATGATCTTACAAGTTCCCTGAACTATAAGATGACTTTGACTTCCACTGTATCTCATCTATCTCCTGTAATTGATCTTGCTAGTGCATCTGTCAAGACTTCTACAAACAGAGTTGAGAATGCTAAAGGACAAGAAAATCGTTATGGTAGAAGAGATCAAATTATCAAGTTCTTCCCAGTATATCAGTTTGAAGTATCTGGTCAAGGTGGAGCAGATATCAGCGTCAATCAGTCTATTGTTGGTAACACAACCAAGGCATCTGGTATCATTGCTCGCGTAGACGGAAACGTTCTTTACGTAAGACTCAAGACATCTCAGTTCTTCGAGAAAGGTGAAGGTGTAACTCTCAGTGATGACACCGCATTAACTGCAGTAGTTGTTGATTCTAATCCAACACAACTATTCTTTGACATTGCAGATGCTGCTACTATTACAGCACGCAATCCAGTAGGTGTCTACAATACTGTTGCTGACGGAACAGAAGCATACTACAACATCATCACTGGTAAGTCTATTGTTTGGAATAGTAAGACACAAGAACTGACAGTAAGAGTTGATGCACAACCTATTGGCAATGACTATACTTCTAGAATTATTGATAGTAGTGAATTTACTAGAGCAGTATTTGATTCTGAGGGTGCGACTGCTCAACAAAAAGACATCTTCCGTGTTGGAGACTTCATCATGCATCCTGATGCAGATGAGACCAACGAAAGAGCATATCTAGAAGTTGGAACAATTACTTATACAAATGGTACTGAGTTTGTTGCAGAGAATACATCTAAGAATGGATCTGCTGCAGCAAAATATGTTACCAAGGAAATTGCAATCAACAGTCCTGCAACTTCTATTGATGTACATCTACTGGCAAATGTCAAAGACATTGCTGATGTCAAAGTTCTATACAGATTCAAGAAAGCATCCAGTCAAGAAAACTTTGAGGATATCGATTGGGTATTCTTCAATGAAGATGGAATGCCAGATACAGCAGAAATTGCTACTAGTGAAAACACCATCTCTGGTGTAGTTGAGAAGCAATCTGCATATCAGGATCTAAAATACAGCGTAGCAGATCTACCAGAATTTTCCTCCTTTGCAATCAAAATTGTCATGACATCTGTAGATCCCGCGTTTGTTCCTAAGATTCAAGACATTAGAGCCGTAGCATCCTTCTAATTTCCGCGCATGAGTTATATCAAAGTTGAAGGTCATGATGGTCTCGTAAGAGACCAAAACACTGGTGCCATCATCAATCTCGACGATTCTGCTATTGATGCAAGACGTAAATCGAAACATCTCGGTTCCGCGTTAGAAGACATAAATATGTTGAAGAATGAAATCTCTGAAATAAAATCACTACTGAGAGAGTTAATCAAAAATGCCAGCAGTTAACGTCGCAAGAACCGATACCTTTGAACAACAAAGGGTAAAAATCAATCAACTCGGTTCTCAGTTATTCCAAATCAGTAGTGGTGGGTCTGACCTATCTACTGGTAATTTGAAACTTGGAGATGGTACAGTTGTTCTGCCATCTCTAGCGTTTGTAAATGACTCCAGTTTAGGTATCTACAGGTCCAGTAATGGCGTACTTGGATTTGCAAGTCAGAGCAAAAAACTTGCTGACTTGTCTTCTACTTCAACCAAGTATTACAAAGACTTTATCATTGAGAAGAACAGTCTTGACAGTTTGTTCTTGTCAATCACAAATGCTGGTACAAACTATGATGGTGGTGACTACACAGACATCCCTGCTATTGGTGGTACTGGCGACTCTGCTCTCTTAGGTATTACTGTTGATGGTTTCCAAGGTGCTATTTCTAATAGTGGTACTGGATACACTCCTGGTTCTTATCTAAACATTCCTTTGCTTGGTGGCAATGGTAGTGGTGCTCTGATTGATTTCACAGTACCACAAATTTCTGGTGTTGTTACTAATGCTGGTATTAACTACTATCCTGGAACATATAATAATGTTTCCCTGACTGGTGGTAGCGGCAGTGGCATGGAAGCACAGATTGAGGTCAGTCTGTTTGGTGCTACTGTCACATCTGGTTCTAACTATCCAGATGGTATCTGGAAGAGTATCCCGATGACAGGTGGTAATGGTGCTGGAATGCTCTGTAACCTTCGTGTTGTAAATGGTGGTGTTCAGCAATTTGGTGGAGTTGACAGTAGTGAGTTTGTATCAGTTACTTCTCAATATACTGTAGGAGATGTTCTAACTGGAAGTATTACTACTTCTGGAACGCAGACATTTGTTATTACATCTTCTTTGGGTAACAAATATTTTATTGACGGTGCTCTTGGTGGAGATTTCAGTCTTCTAAAAGGAAAGACTTATATCTTTACAGTAGACAATTCTAACAATGTCTCACACCCATTCTACATCGGAACAGCACTCAACGATACTAATGGTCTGATTGATGCAGCAGATGGTGTTGTTTATGAATTGGATGGATCTGTAGTAACAGGAACAGCATGGCTTGCTGGGTGGTTTGCTGCTACAACTAAACGCATTACATTTACAGTACCAACAAATCCCAATAATAACACACTGTACTACAATTGCAGTGTTCACCCAAATATGGGTGGTCAGATTACTCTAACCGATCCAAGTCCATCACAGTCTGGATTCTCTATGACTGTAGATCAACTTGGTGGTGAGATTGAGACGGTTACCATCTCAAATGGTGGTGATGGTCTATATCAACTAAATGATGTTCTGTCTGTAGATCCTTTAGATCTCTATGATGCTAACAGTTTACAAGCAGGGGTAGAAGGTTCTGGTTTTGCCTATACTCTTGGTGGAAACTTTGGATCTATTGATGAGTTAGATGGTATTGCAGATTTTGGTCTAGGATATCAGACTGGAGATCAACTCACACTAGCAACTGCGGTCAACAATGTCAACACATATGCTAGAGGAGAAATTGAATTCTTAGGCGTAACATTTACATCTAATGCTGGTGTTACTGCAATTCAATATACTGGTAATGCTGCTGGTCCCAATACCACATATTCAAATGTTTTAGTCTCTACTCTGAACAGTAATGGTTCTGGATTGACTGTAAACGTTGTTGTCAATAGCGGTGGTGGAAACACTTTCTATGAGTCTGTAACCATCGTCAATGCTGGTTCTGGATACTTACCAGGAGACACGCTCTATATCCCTGGAGGATCGCTTGGAGGGCAGTCTGGTGCTCAACCTGGATCTGGTGGTAACGACCTTGCTATCTCCGTTTCTACGATTGAAGCAGGAAGTCCACAGATTACTGTTCCTTCTACTGCTGGTGTTGGAGTTGGTGACGCAGTTGATCTAATTCAAAATATTAATAATCCTGGTCAAATTCCTGGTGGAGCTGTTGTTGTTAGTGTTGATAGCGCAACTCAGTTTACGATTTCTGAAGCACCAACAGTTCCTGGTAATGCAGACCTGAGAGTTACAAATCAAAATCTAACAAACCTCACTGTACCAGATACTTCTGGCATCACAACTGGAATGGAAGTTGTGTATGTAAGTGGTACAGGAAATATTATTGCTGGAACAACTGTTACTGCTATTGTAAGCGCAACAGAAGTTACTTTGTCTATTGCACCAATTGTTGCTGGTGCAATGGTTGTAAACTTTGAACCAGAATATGGTGGTGGTTCAGGATTCCAATATACAGTTGGTACACTTGGTGTAATCAGCGAAGTAACTGTTATTGATGGTGGTAATGGATACTCTCAAGGTGATACACTGACAGTCAATGCATTTGACCTTGTACAACCAGAAGTTTACGCAGTAACAAATGCTGAAGTTGATATTATCGACTTTGTAAGTAATGTAATCCCTGCTGCAACATTCTCTGTAGGAGATCAAGTAAGAGATGCTGGTGGATCTATCCTTGCATCTACAGTAACAGTTTCTACAACAGTTGCTGGAGCAGCAGATGGTGTATATACTGCAGTTGCACAAACTAGTACATCTGGAAATGGTACTGGTGCTACATTTGATGTACAAAGAGACAACACAGGTGCTGTTCTTTCTGCAGTTATTACAACAGGATCTGAAGGATCTTTCTACGCAGTAAACGATACAATTACCCTTGCTGGTGCTGCTGTTGGCGGTGCTACTCCTGCAGATAACATTGTCCTAACAGTCGATACTGTAAACGATGCAGGAACTCCTGTTACTGTTAGAAAAGTCAATACATCTGGCGGCAATATTACTAATATTGTTATCGATACCTTTGGTTTTGCTGATGGAGATGTTCTTGTAAATGATAGTGCTCCTGCTGTTGGTTACGACATTGATACAGCAACACTAGAGTATAGATTCTTCATTGATCTAAACGATGGCAACGGTCCTCAAATGACACCATCGTGGACCATGTATGCTGGTAACTCTTATCAGTTTGATTTACAAGATGGATCACTAGGATCACACATCTTTGCTCTATCTCAGTTTAGAGATGGACAATGGGGTCCAAGTAGATTTGAAGGTGTAAGCACAACCCTTTCTACAACATCTAAAAATATTATTGTTGCAAGCACGACTGGTATGCTTGCTGGAATGGAAGTTGAGAAAGAATCTGGTGATGGCATCTTAGCAGATGGAACTCTAATTGAGGAAGTTGTAAACGGAACCACACTGAAACTTAATAATACACCCACAACTGCTGGAGATGTTGTAGTAACTGTCAAGGGTGCTGAGTACACTACGGGTGTTACTAGAACAGATCAAGATCTAACAATCAAGATTACTGAAACCACCCCAACTCTGTATTACTACTGTGCTACAGAGGATCCTGCTCATGTCAATGAGGGTGGAGATGATAATGATGAAGCAACTCTAACTATTGATCCAAATAATCCAAAGACATTTGGTACTGGTCTTGAGATTTTAGTTACTGATGTAACCACAGAACAAATTGTCAAAGGTGAAGTCCTGACAGGTGAGTTTACCTGCAACCTTCTAACGACTCAAGATATCTCGTCGCCAGAAGCTACAATCAATGCACTTGCATCTACAACAGTTGCTGCTACTACTAGTGTAACAACTCCACTACTCCAACCTGCTGCTGGAAACTTAGAACTGACAGTTCAGCAACCAACACTAGACAGTATCAATTTCACTGGTCTAGCATTCAACTTTGGTTCCCAACTCGCTATTACTGGTGCTACTGGTAACATAACAACCACTGGATATGTTGAATCTCCAGAACTACGTGTTGGTGCAAACCTACTTATTGAATCTGCTACAACATCTATCACATCTCAGAATACTCAAGATATTACTCTTGTTCCTGACTTAGGTAGAATTGTACATACAAATACAGTTACTGCACTTGCAGTTCCTGCTGGTAACACTTCAGAAAGACCTGGACCTGGCATTGTAAGAGATGGTTGTATCCGTTTCAATACAGAAACAAGTCAGTATGAAGGATACAGTGTATCAACCACTACATGGTCTTCGCTTGGTGGTGTTAGAGACCTAGACGGTAACACCTACATTCTAGCAGAAGAAACGATCGGTGCTAATGATAACACACTATGGTTTATCAATGATAATGTCAACACCATTAAGGTAACTCCACAGCACCTGGAGTTCCAGAACATGAAGAAGATTCGTTCTAACAATGTTCTGGCACCTGCTTATACGCAATACAATGCTAATGTTCCAGTAACACTAGGTCAATATCTCAAGTACAAAAACAATCTATATGAGGTAACCACCGCAGGTACAACTGCTACTACTGGTAACGAACCAACTCATACCACTGGAGCACAACCAAATGGTTCTGCGGTTCTTACTTTCTGGGGTCTTGCTGTTGCACCACTAGAGTTTGAAGATATCGAAGAACTCAGAATCGGCAAACTTGGCGGTCTTCCACTGGTTGTTAGTGGAGAACTAAGATTCTTAGACAACGTAATCTCTACTGATGTCAACGATCTTCTAATCAGACCAAATCCTGGCAAGAAAGTCAAGATTGATACCAATACAACACTGGTCATTCCTACTGGTACTACAGCAGATAGAGGTGCTGCTGAAGTTGGTTCTATTAGATTCAACACCAGTGACCAACTATATGAAGGTTATGATGGAACTAACTGGGGATCTCTTGGTGGCGTCAAAGACGTTGATCAAAACACATATATCATCCCAGAGACATCTCCTGGTGCAAATGAGAACATCCTGTACTTCTACAATGATGGAAACAATACCGTACAGTTGACCACAACTGCTATGGACTTCTTCTCTGTAGATACTATTAGATCTCAGACAAGCAACCAGTTTGAAATTACTGCAAACTTGATGACATTCAACAATGCAGAAACTACACTAGACAACACTGCGGTAGACACTACCTTCTTACATACATCCAAGCAATACTTTGATCTTGGATTATCTGGTGGTCTAACTGTAGACCCTGTTCTAAGATTGGACAACCAGGGTGATGTATATTTCAACACAACATTTGGAACTGGCACATTCACTGGAGTCAAGGTATTTGATGGAGATCTAAAAGAGTTTGAACTTGCTGATGTCAAGATTCTAACAGAGAAGATTTCCCTAGTCAAAGGTACTTCTAATAATGGCAACTCTGTCATATATGGTACTGCAACCAATGCAGGATCCAAGACAGTTGTTATTGCAACCAACCCAACAACAGGTGAGAGTGAGTTTATTGAGTTTGGTGTTACAAATAATACAACTGATGTATATCATACTGAGTATGGAAACTTGAGAACTGGTGTACAACTCATCATCCCAACCTTTGAAATTACTCCACAGAATGAAGTTAGAATCAACTTCGAGTTGGGTGCAGATGTTGCACCAACAGAAACAGTAAATATTACTGTATCATCCACCATCACTAAGAAGTAAAATGCCAGTCAATTTAGAAAAGTTTGATTCTACAGGTGGTTTTTCTATTGATAAAACCACCGTTGTAGATGAACTAAGAAATGCTAAGGATCTAAACACCTTAGAGATCAAAAATTCTGAGTATGCTGATAGTAAAATTACCAGATACATTCTCAGAGGACTAAACACAGCAGTTCTAGCTTTAGATCCTGTTGGTACACAAATTCCCATCGATAATTCTACACTCAATTTTATAACAGGACACATCATTGGTGTCAACCCACAGGGTGTAGTCTACTCAGCAAAACAAGAGAGTGTAGCGTTTTGTGATGGTGCTGGTAATGTGACGGTTATGTCTACAATGACAACCGCTATCAAAGATGATATTCCCATTGGTCAGACTTGGAGTATCGAACCACAAGGTGCATCAAACCGATTTAGCTACGCTACAGTTAGAGCAGGTACTACTTCAAATATCAAGTGGGCAGTTTCTACTGAAGTTGTAAGCATCGGTTGGGCTTGATGCTAAATATAAACGAGGATAAACGGGCTAGGAGCTAGTTGGCACCATGAGTTTTAACATTAATTCCGATAAGGAGACTTTTAGAGGTTCAAAACCTGCTTTTATCGGTGATAATGAACTAACAATTAGGGGAGGCGTTGGGGCAGCTGAGAAGGAAATTCTCAGAACTCAACTTGACGCTGATACATCCTTGCCCCGTGTTGGTATCAACCGAACTGGGCAGAGAGTAAACACTGTAACCGTAACAGATGGTGGTGCTGGTTACACTGTCGTTCCTTCCGTCACGATTGATCCCCCTTCTACTCCTGGTGGTGTACAAGCACTTGCTTCTGCGTTTATCTTCAACGGCAGAGTAATCAACATTGCTGTCAACAATCCTGGTAGTGGATATACAACTGCTCCCAATGCTGTAATTACTGGTGGTGGCGGTGGTGCTGGTGCTACAGCAACCGTACAACTTGACACAGTTGATTTTGAACTTGACATCAACGGTGCTATTAGAACCTCCACGTCTATCATTTCTGATACGGCGAGAATTCTAAACCTTGACATTGACAACTTCATCACACCTGACCTAAACCTAAGAGGTCCAAACTTCAAAACATATGTCAATAATACAGGTATTCCCTGGGCTGACAATGTTATTATTCAAAAAGATTCTTACAGATATTTTGGTGCTAACGTTTATCAAGCACTAAACACTGGACAGACTGGATCCGATGCACCCGAACATGTAGATGGTGTAGTTCTAAACGGAGAAGTCAACTTCAAACATATTGGTTTCCGAGTTATTGACGAGGAAGCATTTGGTTATAATACTACTGGAGATGCAGGCGTATTCCCAAGATCTATTACACCACTATTGGGTGATAGATCAGACAAGATTGCAACAACTGAATACGTTCTAAACCTAGCAACCAACGACGTTGGTGGCAGAATCTATGTTTCTCAGCAGATTGGTTCTGATGAAAACGATGGTCGCTCTGCTGTCAGTCCTGTTCGTACAATCAAGAAGGCAGCACAATTAGCATGGTCAACTCCTGGTGTCAAAGAAACACTGATTGTTTCTGGTGGTGATTATGTAGAAGATAACCCAATCTCACTGCCACCTGATTGCTCGGTTGTTGGTGACAACTTGCGTCTGGTAATCATTAGACCTGCCAACCCTAAGAAGCACATCTTTAAGTTTGGTGATAAGAACTACGTTATTGGTGTTACCTATAGAGACCAAGTTGACGCATTTGGTGATTCTGTCGCAACTTGGGACTTTGCGATGGTCTTCGACGATAAGCAAAGAATTATCATCGACCAAGATACTAATGGAGACTTTGGTGTAAACTTCCCAATCGGTCACCAAATCTTTGGACCAGATCAGTTCCGTCTAACCTTCCAAGATAACACTGGTTTATCACAACTATCATCTGGTTTAGAAATTGTTGGTATCAACTCTGGTGCTAGAGCAAGTATCATTGATGTATCATTTACAACTACAACTGGAGCTAGTGCATATCTAACAGGTACAATTGATGTTACTCTGAATTCTGGTTCCTTTATTCAGGGTGAAAGTTTTAGATACCTGATCAGCGGTTCTGATGGTGGTAGTTTACTACAGTCATCGTCAGAAATCTACGCATCAAATACTCTCAAGTTTAGCAGCAATCCAGAAAGCGCATCATTTACTGGTGGTGTTTATGTTGCTATTGATGACGTTCCAAATACATTCTTTAGTGGAACTCAGTTCTATGAAATCATTGAGGTAAATGATAACGAAGATGTTGAGAATAGCATTCCTGCTACTGAGTGGTACGTATCATTCTCTCCAATTCTAGGCGCACCCAATTTTGATACTATTGGACCATGTAACTTTACTATCAACGATGCAAACGTTGTTGTAGAAGAAATTGATACTACTGATCTAATCTCGATCAGAGCAGAAGGTGAAGTTGTATCTGTCGATGAAGATATTACTTCTACCCTACCAATTCATAGAATTGACTTCTCTCTACAAGGAGATCCATCTATCGCAACAGGTGGTGTACATTCCGCACAGTTTGGTAACGCGGAAGATCTTGGTGGTGTTATATTCTACACCAGTGAACTGGTTGGTAGAACAAACTTCCACGATTTCAAAGAAGGTCAAGAAATTGAAATCAGCGGTCTTCCTACCGTTGGTCCTGACTTGTCTGCATTGAATGGTAAGCAGAGAATCTACAAAGTCATTGAAGACGCTGATGGTCGTGCTAGAAGATTTGTAATTCCTAAGAAATTCCCATCAATTACAGACGCTAACTTCCAACCATCATCTGCTGCGGTTGTCAAGTCATACGCTAAGAGCGTCACTCTAACCCTACTAAACTCTCCAAATAAATTCCCACTATCTTCTCCTGTTGATAGAAGATATCAGGATGCTGTTACTTTCATCCGCAACAACAGAGACTTCATTGCTGATGAAGTTGTAGGAAAGATCAACGATCAATTCAAGAAAGAATACTACTCTGTATATGATATTGGTGGTTCTGTAGATTCTTCTTTGACCCCAACTAATGTCACATACGATCCTGCTACAGGTGATTCTGTATTCACAGTAGCAAACCATGGTCTGTCAGTTGGTGATGGTGTTAAGATTGCTGATGAATCCATCACATTTACATGTACGATGGATAGCAATAAGACAGAGCACGCTCTGCCTGAATCTGACCAGTATGCGAGTGGAAAAGCACTTCCTATTACTGCTGCAGATACAAACACCTTTACTCTAAATGTAGGAGCATCTGGAGCAGATCAGCAGTGGACTCCATCTGGTGCTTCTTATGATCCTGCTACTGGAGATCTAGTTCTAACCATTGGTACACATACACTTTCTGTTGGAGAGGGTATTGTTATCGATGACAACTCCTTGTCGTTCACTTGCGACATGGATGGCAACCAGTCAGTCAAGACATATCCACGTCCTGGTATTGATCCATTTGCTGGTAGGTCTATGCCTATCACAGCAGTTAGTGCAAACACTATCACTGTAAATGCTGGTGTATCGCAACCTAACAGATACTTCCAACCTTCTGCTGTCAACTATAATCCTGTTTCGGGACTCATGGCATGTCAAATTGGACAGCATGGTCTTGGAGTTGGGCGCAATGTAGTTCTTTCTGATAACTCATTCACATTTACTTGCGATCTGGACGGCAACCAGACTCAGCACACTTATCCACGTCCTGGAAGCGATCCATTTGCTGGTCAGTCTATTACTATTCAGGATGTTGGATTTACAGAGCATACTCCAACTGATGCTCCATACAATGCCTCTACAGGAACTGTAACATTTACTGTTGCCAATCATGGATTCTCCAGTGGAGACTATGTACAGATTCAAGATGGATCTCTTACATATACCTGTGACCTAGACGGAAATACTGCACAGAAGACATACCCACGTGCTGGATACGACTATCCATCTGGACGTTGGATGCCAATTGCAGTTATTGATGCAAATACATTCTCAATCAACGTAGGGTCTTCCTCTTATACTGGAACACATACATTTGTAAGTGCTTCTGCTAACGCAATCAGAAGACAAGATGGTTGGATATCCATCATTGTTGGTAATGCAGGAACTGCATCTGGATCTGTTCACACCTTTGTTTCTGCAACTGCACAGGCAATTAAGTTTGAACCACAATCTCCACATACATTTACTGGTGCAGCTGCTAATGCAGTCAAGCATCTACCACAGTCTGCACATACATTTGTAAGATCTGTAGCTAGCTCCCTGAGTGTTGGTGGTTCCGAATTCAAGATTTACCTTGGATTCACAGATCAGACACATACTTATGTAAGTGGTGGTACAGTAACATATGGTGGAAACACTTACAATATCACAAACTTTGTTTGGGATAATATTATTAGTGGTGCTGCAACAGTCACTCTAGCATCTCCAATCCCTGGAATTGCAGAGGATGATACGGTTCAGATCAATAACATTCTACTAGAGTGTGATAATGGTCAGAAACTATATCCAAGTTTCAGCATTCCTGTTGATGATGATCAGTGTCGTCAAGACGTTGTTCACTTCCTGAATGCTCTAACTAGAGACTTAGAATTTGGATCTAACTTCAACGTAATCGAAGCTGCTAAGAAGTACATTGTTGGAGCTAAGATTGGATATGTAGAAAACGAGATCATTCAAACAGTTCGTGCGATTGAGTATGCTAGAGAACTAGCAACCTTCGCAATGTGTAACTGGAGAACTGGTAACAGAACTCCAAGTGATCCTGTCTACACACCAGTATACTCTTCTCTACCAAGATACTTTGATGATACTGTTATCACAACAACAGCAGGAACACCTGCTTGTGCTAACGTAGCATCCGCTATTGATACTCTAGCATACCTCTGGGTAGATGTTCTTGCAAATAATGCTTCTGGAACATATCTGGATGCAGCATATCTGATTGCTCGTAACAAGGATCTTATTGCTGATCAGGCATATCTTGACACTCTTGTTCAGTATCCAGCACTAGCACTTAATAATGTAGATGAAAGAAAGTGCAGAAGAGATATCGGATTCATCCTGAAAGGTCTTGTAAGAGACTTGTGCTTGGGTGGTAACTCTGGAACTGTAACCAATGCAGAGTTCTACTACACTGGAGCACAACTAACAGGTATTGACTCCGCATACTTACCACAAACTCTATATGCATATCAGCAAGTAAGAGATTACGCTATTGCTGCGATGCGTAACTGGACTGATGGTGCTGGCACTGCCATAACTACATCTTCGCCAATCCCACAGTTCACAGACGGAACTATTCTCGCTGATCCTGGAAACCCAGATTGTGCAAACGTAGCATCTACAATCACAACACTATTCGCTTTACTAGAAGATATTCTAGACGGCACAGTTGCTCCTGGTGCTACGACTAAGAATACAGGAACTCTGTATGATACTTCACAAATTCTAACCTATCCTGATAGTTTTGCATATGATCAGGATGGCGTCAGAATGGCAATCCGTGGTGACTTCGATGACTTCCCGATTATTGAAGCATCGCCATATACCCAGAACTCTTCTGTTATCTCCTTCCTAGGTGGTGGCGGTGCTCTGATTGACGGTTCTAAGGTCAAGCAACCTAACTGTCCTTTCCCTGGTCTAGAATTAGACGGAACAGCATCCTTCCCCAACCAGGGTAAGTCGATGGTTGCTGCAGCATTCACGATCGTTTCCTTTGGTGGTACAGGTTATAAGGTTATCAACGATGGTTACACCCAGTTGGTTTCTGTCTTCGTTATCTTCTGTTCTGATGGTGTCCTTTGTGAGTCTGGTGGTTACGCATCTATCACCAACTCTGCTACTAACTTTGGACAATATGCACTAAGAGGCACAGGATTCAGAAAAGATCCATATGTCTTTGATATTGCAACAATCACCAATGTATCCGCAACTCCAACTGGTAGAACTATTCTAACAGTTAGTGGACTTGGAAGAGAACCTCTTGAGCATTATGTTGTCAAGATTGATGGTGTTAGAAACACAAATCCTGACATCGAATACTTTATCGATGCTGTTGGTTCTGTAACTGTTGGTCCTCCTTTCTCTGCACAGTTGACCATCGACGATGGAACTGGTCAGGCAATGGATCTAACCAGTATTTCTACTGGAAACCCAATCTCTGTAGGATCACTAACTGGTTCCACAATCAATCTGCACAGACCATCTATCGTCAACTCTTCTTCCCACACTTGGGAATTTGCAGGTTCTGGTATCAACTACCTAGCACTACCTGAGAACGGTGGTACTAAGGTTGAGGCATTTGAACAAGTCTCTGAGAACTATGGTCGTGTATATGTTTCTGGTACTGACGAACTTGGTGACTTCAAGGTTGGTACATTCGCAAGAATTGAAAACAGAACTGGTGCTATTACCTTCACAGGTACGGTTACGATCTCTGAAGTTGAATTCTTGAAACTGAAAGGTGGCGACGTTGTTGTTACTGGTTTCGACGCATCCAACACACTTGGTGGTGCTAACGCAACTGACTCCAAACTACCTACTCAGAAGGCAGTTAGAGACTACATCACCAACAACCTTGGTCCATACATCAACAAACCATACTCCACGAACGCTGTTCCTAGAGCACTGGTTGAATTGACCGACTCTGGTAAGATTTCCATCGACCAGATCCCAGCACTCAGACCATTCAGTGTCTACACTGTTCCCGATCAACCTGCAAGACTTGCTATCGAAGGCGCACTTGCTGGTGACATCGCGATTCAACAGGATACATCTACATCGTTCATTCTGAACAATGATAACTCCAGTCTATTCGCTGCATTCCCTGTAGATCCCACACTGCAGTTTACTATCAATGATATCTTCACTGGTAGTATTTCTGGTGGTAGAATTCAGGCAACCGAATACAGAACTGGTGTAGTATACCAGATTAATATCACTGATGGTGGTTCTGGATATACCTCCCCACCAACAGTTACAATCTCTGGTGGTAACCCTGGACTAGGTGCAGTTCCTGCACAAGCAGAATGTACCATTGCTAACGGCGAGGTTGTTACCGTTACAGTCATCGAGTTCCAGAATATCAAGGGTGGTAAAGGATATACAACTCAACCAACTGTTACGTTTGCTGCTCCAACTGGTGCAGGTACACAAGCACAAGGTGATGCATTCATCGAGAGCAGACTGTACGGTAACATCGTCAACAATGTCAAGATCACTGATACTGACAACATTGACTCTAGTGATGTTCCTCCAGTTGCTGTCAACATTAGCAGAGTTGTCAACACTTCTTCTAGCAATGCCAACAACTGGGTATCTCTATCCTCTAACCAGATCGCTGCTTCTGACATCACATCTGGTGTTCTAGAGACCGACAGATTGGCAACTGGTGGTGCTGCAAACTCCTTCACATTCCTACGTGGTGACCAGAACTTCGCACTTGCAGTTCAGTCGGTCAAGGGTTCTGAAACAAGATACTTTGCTCAACTGTACTCCAACGTAAATGCTGGATCTAGTTCTCTAATCTTTACAACCAACTCTGATGTATTGATTGGACATGAAGTTCTAAACAATGTTTCTGGTATCCAACTCAATACTAATATTACAGGCGTTATTACTGCTGCTGGTCTGACGACAGTTTCGATCAACAACCCAGTAACCGCTACAATCCCTGCAGGAACCATCATCGAGTTTGAGCGTGGTGGATCTCCAATGATCTTCGAGTCCAGCTACACTCAAGGTGGATTTATCGATGACGTTATCATTTCTGCTGGTGGTAGTGGATTCACCAATGGTCAATACTTTGACGTTGGTTTGTCGGGTGGAACTGGAACTGGACTACGCTGCAATATTATTGTTGCAAATAATGCAGTCACCGAGATCACTGTTACTGACGGCGGTACTGGATACAACGCTGACTTCTCGATCACAAATCCACCACCAGAAATTGGTGGAGGATCTGGTCTGGTTCTAGAGGCAAAACTAAGTACAGTCAACAGACAGTATGCAAACGTTTCCATTGACGTTCAGAGAGTTACCGATCTAACGATCTCCTCTGACTTGTATGGAACGATTGGTGTTGCAAGATTCAAGAAGTCTCAGTTCACCATCGGTCAGTCTGGAAATGGTTCTGTCGATCTAAACGTCGGTCCTGACTCTGGTCTCGACGCTGACCTTCTCGACGGCGCACAAGGTTCCTTCTATCTAAACTCTAGCAACCAGAACGCTGGTACGCTACCAACAGATAGACTGTCTGGTACTTACAACATTGACATCTCTGGTTCCTCTGGTAACACACTCAGAGTTCTAACTGGTACTAACAACCCAACATCCAACCCAACTCCAAACTTCTTCCAAGAAGGTATTGTTGCTAACACTGTAAACAACTCTTCCAACCAGTTGCTAGACGGTGGTAACAAGCACCTCGTCATGACTATCAGACAGTTTGGTAGCAACTTCGACGCATCTGGTGGTGGTGTAAGACAACTTGCATTTACCGACAATGACAACATGTGGTTGCGTGGATCTGGAACTGGTGTTACCAGCTTCGGTTCTTGGGCAAAGATTTGGTCTTCTCTAAATGATGGTGTTGGATCTGGTCTAAACGCAGACAGACTAGATGATAAGCAAGGAACATGGTATCAGAATGCTCTGAACATCAATGAGGGAACACTCTCTGATAACAGACTTCCAAGATTCATTAGTCCAACAGTATTCAGAGATGATATTACTCTGAAGTCTTTCAATGGCGATCCTAAGTATCAGATCTACATCAGTGGCAGAACTCTAACAACTTCTCCATTCACTCCTGGTAACAACGTCAACCTGTACAACTCAAATGGTCAGGGTACAGGTCAGATCGCAATTGACAACATCATCGTCAACGATGACCCCGCTGACAACTTCAATGACTACACCATCATCGTTGGTAGACTAACGACTGGTAACTTCATTGGTGCAATTAACATTGGTAGTGTTGCAATCAACGTACCATTCCAAGAGTTCACCATTGAAGATGACAACACAGTAGAAGTTGCTAAGTGGGAAAGTGACGGTGGCACAGCAAACCTAAGACTAGGTAGAAAGGATGGAGTCCAGTCTTCTCCTGGTCTATACTTCAACTCTTCTACTCAGGCAGCAAACTACAACTCAGCAATTATCGCTTCTGGTGGTAATGCATCTGACGGATCTGGTACTCTCAACGTACAGGTTGTCAATGCTGATGGTTTCTCTGTCAATGGCAGTAAGATTTGGAACGAAGGTAACATCGAATTCCAATCTGCAAACATTGGAAACACCGCAGTCAAGCGTGATGCATCTGGTAACTTCTCTGCTGGAACAATCACAGCAACCATCAGTGGTTCTGCTTCGCTGAACGTTCTCAAGGCAGGCGATACCATGACTGGTTCGCTGACCCTAACTGGTGCTGCATCTAACTTCCAAGTACAAGGTACAGGTACATTCCTGAGCACCGTTTCGATCACAAACGATCTTGCAGTTGATACCGACACATTGTTCGTCGATGTATCTACTGATCGTGTTGGCATCAATGCTGGTGTAAACCCACTCGCTCCGCTAGATGTTAAAGGTGATGGTGGTGTGTACATCCGTACTGTAACTAATGGAGCTAACGCAAAAATTAGATTTAGCAGTCAGAGTTCTCAAAGTCAGGTTGGTACACTTAGATATAATCACCAAGATAGTCAATCGCCTGGCGGTAACTATGGTGAAACTTTCTTTATTGAAGGTTCAGAAACTCTTCTTGCTTTCAAAGTTGCTGGAGACATTCTTGCTTCTGGAAGAATGGGTGTCAATATCAACCGTAGACCAAATTACACTCTCGAAGTTGCTGGTGATGCTTTGTTCACCACTGGCGTTACTATTGACACCGACAATGACAACTCTGGTGCTCCACTTTACTTCCGTGGTTCTTCTTCCGCAAGAAACTTTAGAATTGGTAACCAGATTGGATTCAATGATTGCTTTGAAATCACAGCATCCAGTAACAATGGCGGTACTTCCTGGAAGGGAACACCTGCTCTCTTGATTGATGGTTCTGAGAACGCAATTGCAGTCAACACTTCTGCATTCTCTGGCGTTGATCCTTCCAACAACCAGACCAGAAACTACAAGTTGAATGTTCAGGGAGACATGAACATCAACGGTCAGTTGTTCCAGAACAACTCTGAATTCGTTACTTCCAGATGGACTGAAGCATCCAACCAAGCAGACATCTACAGAATCTCTAGAGTTGGTATCAACAGAGTTGATCCTACATATCAACTACATATTTCTGGTGATACTAACATCGAGAATGGTGCTCTGTATGCTAACGGTGTCAGACAGTGGATTGACTCTTACGGTATCTTCAAGTCTAACAGCAACACTGTTGCAGAAAATATCACAATCCCCGCAAACATCAACTGTGTAAGTGCAGGACCTATCACTATTGCAAACGGTTACACTGTAACTATAAATAGTGGTGGTAACTGGGCTATTGTATAAAGATTATGGCTGGTATTCTAAAGGTTGACCAGATCCAAAACACCGCTGGTGTTAATATTATGGATCTGCAGAATGATGAAATCAGAGTATGGAATGGCAGTGGATACTCTCCTATGACCACTTCTGGTACTCTGATGGGCATCAAAGTGTACACATCTCAAAGTGGATCTTGGGGTGTTACATCCACTGCTGGTGGATCTGGAACTTGGACAAAACCTGCAGGTTGTAACCATGTTCTAGTTTATGTCACTGGTGGAGGTGGTGGTTGTCGTTGTAATGACAACAACTACCGTGGTGCTGGTGGTGGTGGCGGTGCCACTGCAATTAAATATATCGATGTTTCTAACGTTGCTAGCGTCTCATACCAATATGGTGCTGGCGGCGGATATGCTCGTAATGGTGGCAGAGGAGGCAGTGGTGGAACATCTACCTTTGGTTCTTACTGCACAGCGGGTGG